ATGTACGAGTGTCTTATATGTTGTAAACCGGTTCCAGATTATGAGCCTAGTTTTTGTTGCAATGGCCGTGAATGTGGCTGTATGGGGCAACCAACTGAACCATGTGTTTGCTCAGATGCTTGCGCTGATGCTTTATACAATGGCATCGGCAAGACATACGAACAGAGAAGAATAGACGCTGGTATAGAAGTATTCAAGAACTAAGAAGGAAGCGGCAGCACGGATAGACGTGCCCAGTAAAAATGCAAAATTGCTACTTTGGAGACGTCCAAAGCTGAGTCGCTGTTTACATCAGACGGGCGAAACGCTCTAAGCAGGGAATTCTGGTAACCAACCCAGCCCGCTTCACTTGTTGGTTTTATGAGTATGGAGATTGATATGTGCGAAATCAACCAAGATGATATTGCAGCAATAGTATTTATAGCTCCTGTATATATCATGCTTTGTTTTTCTGTTTTTAAATTAATCAAATTATGTCTGGATGATTAAAATGAAACTACATCAGCAAGGAAACGAAATAATAGTGACTGAGCTTAATCCGATGAGTGATGCTCCAAGAAATGGAGAATGCTTCATTGCATTTAGCAAAGATATGGAAATGTTTACTGAAGCATATTTTGATCTTGATACTGACTTATTATTTGCATGTGGTACAATATGGAACGAAGAAGACTTAATTGGATGGATACCAATGCCAATCTATCAACTTGTAGGAAAATAGCAATGAATATATTTTATATAATACTACTATTTTTGTTTTTGTCTTTATGGGTTGATCAGTCCATAATGTTGCATGATTATATTGGTATACTATCATTATTGCATTTATTATTTGGATCAATATCGTTAACTTATGTAATTTACATTACTTTGTTTTATTTATAACCTAAACCGTTTCTTTCCTTCCCATGCTGATTTTCCTAGAATTGTAACGCCCAACCAACGCTCCCAACTTACAGGAGACAGAATGCCGAGCTTACTCAAGCACTGTATTCTTTTCCTGAATCTCTTATTTGCTTCCCAGAATGATATAACCTTTCCTTCAAAATCATGATGCGTTCTAAAATAAAAATCATGTTCAACACAAGCAATTAAGAATATATCTGCCACACCTGTACACCCGTCTGACTTTGTATAAGCCCATATCAAATCCCACTCGCGCTGAGTAAATTCATCAGGATTTGATTTTCCTAAAACTTTTATAAACTGATTAAGTGTGTCTTCGTATTCTGAGAACATTAATAAACCTCAAGGTGATTGAGCATCGGATTGATACGGGTATCTATCGAACATTCTAAAATTACATATCTCATTAAACCACGGAGATTTGCCACCTGAATAACAAGTGTCCATAAAGAACCTTCCTACAGGATTGGAATAAGAACCAGTTTGGAATGCTCCTTATTACTAACTCATTGTGCTTGGGGCATATGGATATCTATCATACACCTTAATATTACATATTTCATTGATTATAGCTTCACCGGCTGGATCACCCGTAGCGGCTCCTTGATGCCCGCCACCTGAATAGTCAGCGGCAAAGTAGTACCTAGATTGCGGATTCCCATTATAACCTACTTGATACTTCCCAGAGTCTTGCCCTATTTGATCACATAGGATTACTCTACTGCCACCATCTGGAGTAACAGCTATCCATGTTCTACCAGCAGTAAGATCAGTTCTATCAGCAGGGCATTCAAAGTAGATTTGACATCTTGTCCAGGTATCTAATGGAGTACAAGGGGCAGTATATTGCCAGAAAGTGGCAAGTGCTCCGGGAGTCGCCGAGGATGGATCACATGAAGTGATGCTGGTTAATGGCCCAGTACCCGCTCCATGATCTGTATCTACTGTATACGTACCAGCTCCTCCCCAATAAGTTTCAGTTTTGGTCAGTTGATTTACTATTTTAGTTCCTGTTGTTATGCCGGTCTTTATGAGCTTAGCATTATTAAGAATAGTACCGCTTGCCATGCTGGTTACAGTTAAAGTGGTTCCAGTGATAGAACCGTCAAATGTCCCCAGCTGGTTATTAGCATTATTATCCCCAACAACGTTTAAAAGCAGGCTCCCTCCAACCTGTATTACATCAAATTTAAATCTATAGTCCCCAACTCCATAATAATAATAATTACCAAGCCTGAAGTATTGAAATCCCCTCTTAAGCTCGAATATCTCTGCCCAGTTTGCGGCAGTTGGGCCTGCATCTGGCGGTACATGCGATAGCATTGTTAATAAATTAGCTGGAAGTTTAAAATAAAACTCTATATACTGCTTAGTTATTAAGGTGGGTTGAGTAGCTTCATTCCTCCCCCTTCTAATCAAGAGGTGCATCTGTGGATGACCTCCAGCAGCTCCAGGTTGAGTATATCTATCCTTAATATTATTCTTATAACTATTAACACTTCTTCCTATAACTAATGGGCCAGGAACTTTCTGAATAGTAGAATCGGCATAAGTAGCGACATTGGAGAGGGCTAAGTTATTGCCTGTTAATATCATACTTGTGGTAACGTCATACGATTTTCCTGCGCAAGCAAAAGCTGTCTCTACATTGGTTGTGAGGTTATATCCATTCCCATCTACCCCTGTTATGGGTTTATAGAAATTAACTCCATTACCCGCACCATCATTAGCTATCGCACCTAATGTTATAGAGCCCCCAAAATCACAACCCCATAGCTGAGTAGCCCATACTGGTTGCCTTGCTGCTCCGCGTCCAGCAATTGCACTAGAGTATACTGTCATGCTGTATTCACCTTAACTGCCAATCTTAACAATTCGAACACATCGCCCGAAAGGCTAGTATTGACAGCCACATGCACATACATATCTGCTGTTACATCTATATTGGTTGTAAAGTCCTGTATAGATGTACTGGACGACCCGCCATTTGGGTTTACTGAGTAAGTTGTTGTAAGTTTAGTTGTTGAGCCAAAAGATAGTAGTGGATTTAGGTTAGCAACATGGGAAGCTGCTTTAGTCAAGCCAGACGATGCTACAGCAGGATTAGCTGTAGAGGTTGTAGACTTTCCCATATAAATAAGTGCAGCTGTTGCATCATTTAAACCGCTTACCCTTCCAACTTGAGCTTCAATTTCCAGTGTCGAACCCGCTCTAAGCATATTAGCTGGTATTGTAGGTATAGAGGCAGGTACAAATGTCTTAACATTAGACCCATCGGAAGTTACTTGCAAAGTTCCTGCACCTTTTATCCCAAATACTTTGTCATAAAGCATAATTGGACTAGGTAATACCCATCTAGTTATAGAGTGATTATATCTCCATAATGAACCACTTTCACCAAATCCAGTAACAAACACAAGCAAATTATCGTTTGCTGCTGTTTTTGGAATTGCATTTAATGCAGTCCAATCTGCAACGGTAAATGTTGGTGATATCTGCACACCATTATTATAAAATGTTCCGGTATCTGGATCATAAGTTACCGTCCCATTTCCACCTCCTGGAAACGTAGCCATTTTATAATACCGCCTTTTTCATTTGAACATCAAACCAACAATCAGGACTTCCTATTAATTTTGTATCTTGCTGAGATGAATTGCATATAACAATTCCTGTTGTGAATTTTCGTGGGCTTGCACCATAATCAAGAGCAAATTTACTGGAAGCTTGAACCTCAAATACAATCTTAGGAACCGCTGTATCGGAAGGAAGACTTGCAGCATCATGTATTTGTATAAACTGTGTACTTGTCTTTGCATTGTATCCGGTCAAACCACACAAATATACCGGCCCTGATGCAGAGGCAACAAGACTAGCAGAATTTGCTGTCGTAGTATTGTTGAATGTTTCTGTACCTATAACACTTGTACTCATATGCTACTCCACTGTGTTAAGTAATTTTTCACAAAGCAATTCCATTCTCTCAACGTTTGAAATCACTTCGTTAAGCTTTCGTAAATTTCCTGGCGATAATTCCGCTTCACCAGTTCCTGTAGTTCCTGTCTCAGTTTTGGCTCCACCTTTATTTGTTCCGGGCACGGAGTCGCAACCGGAACTTGCTGAACTGGTTTTGATGCGCAAGCTGGTAGCAACAGGAGTATTGCGAATAGACTCATAATGCTCAACATATACTTTGATTGCATTTTTCAACCTCTCATCTTGTTCGGATTTTAATTTGTCAACCTCTTCTTGCCTTGCATGCCTGAAATGCTCGGCATCAATGCGAAACTTTTCTTTTGATTCATTACAATCTGCAATAGCTTCATCTCTTGCTTCTGTAGCAACTTCATGCTTCCAGTAAAAATATCCTGCCGTTAGTGTTATCAACAACACCAATATAGCAAGAGCCCTGCCGCCATACTTGGCGGCTAGTTCAAATACAATAGGCGGCATAATTAGCAACCGTAATAATATGGAATCAAATCATCATTACGCATCAGTTTTCACCGCTGGCGTTAATTCAGATTCAAATGCATTCAACTCAACTTCAATATCAGGAGTAATTACATTGTTTGTTAAATTGTTAATTATTTCTTGCATTGATGCAATCTTTGCTTCATAATCTTGTTTCTGTTGTGCATTCAAAGCACGTAATCTTTTGATTTGTTCAAGAATCATTATCGATACTCCAAGTATTAAAAATAATAAAGTCTCTATCATATCACATCTTTAATTGCAATGTATGCCGCAATAAATGCCACAACAACCGCAGAAAGTTTAAGAAGTGTTTCTCCTGTTATCCATGCATTGCGTGACTTAATCCAAGTGTCATGGAAACTTACAGTCATGTTGTCTATAGATGCAGCAAGAGTAAGATTTGATTCGCTTAATTTGTCCATAGAATCTTGAAGCTTTATCCTATGCTCTTCTCCTTGCTTATGCTTTATTTCACACTCAACACGATATTCACTTATTTCCTTTTGTTCTTCCTCTATTCTTGATATTCTCTTCTCACATTCTTCTTTGTACTCATTCATGATACTTACCACCTCTTGTCTGCTTAAAAACAGCATGTTAATCTCCTATTGTTGATGCTGTCTGTGACAAAAGTCACACTCACACATTATTAATGCTTGACAGTTTTATATTGTTTCATAAACATATCATAATAACTTTTCTCTTCCTTCTCTAGTTCTTTTATCTTCAGCCGTTTCTCTGCGGTTGTGTACTGGTCTGATAACTTTATTTCATCTTGCTGATCTCTTATATATCTGATCACATCAGATAAACTATTTGCATAATCATTAAGAGCTAGTAATTCACTTTTATCGTTTAAAAATTTTTCCACTGATACAAGGTCTTCTTTCCTGTTTAACGCGCTAAATTTTTCAAATGCTATTCTTGCTTCTTCTTTAGCCTTGCCATATCTTGCGCGAGCATCTTGTATAGTATTTTCGCCGTAGAATTTTCTGGCAAATGGAATTTCTCTAGCCTCAAGTTCTGCTCCTTGAGACTTAAGCATAGCACCAGATACGGCAGAATCGACAAATGCACCTGATCCACCAGTTGCCGTGCGAGTCATATACTTCAATGTCTCTGGAGATATTTCAATACCTATTGATGCAAGATACTGTGCTGATATATCGTATACAGTGCCTTTTGTGCTACTCCACATCTTTTCATTATCAGGTTCAGATTTATACCATGTCTTCTCTGGATACAATTCTCTGTTAGCAAATGAAGAATAATTATTAGTTATCTCAGCAGGAATCTTTAATGTAGTTGGAAGAAAACCGTAGAACACTTTACGCGAACTAAATTCACTATCTTCTGTTGATGCAACATTGAATGGAGAGAACTCTTCTGTAGCCAGAGCCATTAATTGATATGGCATCTTACCCAGTTCACCTTTGCGTTGCGCTTCAGCGTACATGCGACCGGCATTGTAGAAATACCCATAGCCATACGGCACAGGAATCTTAACGTATCCATCACCATAGGACATTATAAGATTGCGCGATTTTGTGGCATCGCTTATCTCATCGTATTTGTCTTCATCGTCGAATCCGCCTAGCATTGATGCCATCATGTAACCGACAGCCATCATTGCACCAGACAATCCCCATGCTTGATATTTATGTCGACCTTTGAATAATGCGTGAGACGTGGCGGCAGTTCCTTGCAAGCTGGCATTAAAGAACAGGTACAGCGCATTTAACTCAGAACCCATCTCTCCTTTGCGGTTAAAGTTGACTGTAACATTTTTTGCCATGCTAGCAGCTTCATTGACTGATTTGCCGCTTTCCACCATTGCCTTGAATGTTGCGAGTCTGAATGCATTCTCACCAGCAGAGTTAAGATGATTGATATACTTTAATGTTGCATTGAATGCTTTTCTTCCTGCTGCTCGCAATGCATTGGCTGAATCACCTTCTTTAAGGTTTGCAATTACCCCCTGGTATGATGCATATTCTCGCTTAACTTCTTCACCCAATCTTTCAAGATCAGGCAAGTAAGCAGCGCCAGTATTGCCGCCATTATCACGATAAGCATCAATCCATTTATCAGATTTGCCATTAAACGCATATTTTAAAAGTGATGCAAATGACTTAGGATAATTTGCCACAGCTTTTGCGGCCATTAATAATCCTTGCTCGCCGGTTAAATTAATAATCCCAGAAGTAAAATCTCTTATTAAATTAGTTAATATGAACTCTGGATTGTATCCTGTGTAAGCCTTGCTCATCCATCCATTGATAGCGCGGCCAGTGGATAGAATATTGCCAAGTGCTTCTGTGCCCATATTTTTATAGGCACGAGCAAGCAACTCATCATTAATCTGTAAGCGAATCTCATGACCACTCATGTAGCCAACTACTTCATTATCTGCCAGCATTGGTGATGCGCTGTATATTAAGCGTTGGTCTTGAGTTTTATTTATTTTTATATTGCTTGACGGCTTACCTTCAAATAATCCACCTTCTAACACTTTCTTGAACATTTGAGCTTCAGGCATTGTATTAAACACGCCTCTTATCTGGCCATCATGCTCAACAGTAAACGCCGTATCAGTTCTTAGCACCTTCCGCTTAACAGGCTGATCGATTGAAATCAATTCAGGCATTTGTATTTCTGCAGCCATCAATGCAAGACTTTTAAATACTCGATTCTTTTCAACCTGTATTACGGCGCGTTCATAATCTTGAAATATGTTTTCTATTACAGACTCATTACGCAACTCATGCCCAAGCCTACGCTTAGGCTTGTACTTCATGCTGAAGCCTTTGCCAGTACCTTTGTATTGATTTTGTTTTTGCTGCGACTCGGCATCGCCCCGAACAGGCACATAATATTGATAAGCGCTCTTCATGGCATTAACTCGCTCATCAGTTTCTATGCCGTTATCAAGGCGCAATTGCTGCGCCTTATCGGTCAACGACTGAACTTCATCTGCAAGCTTTGCTAGTTCTTTTGGTGCTTTATCAAGATATGCTTGAGCATCGGCATCGGATATACCGTAAGCAGTTGAATCTTCCTCTCCTGTCAGCTTGCGATTTTGAGCATTAGCTTCTTGCGCATGACGATTCAGTAGATATTGCTCAACATCGTCAAGCTTGTATCCTGCTTTTGATATTTTCTCAATTAATGGATTGCGTACTTTCTCACGGAAATCTTCTTGCTGATTTGCAACCTTCCCATAATAACGCTCTTCAGCACCATAAACGTCAGCAGATTCAGATAAATTAATTCCTTTTTCTTTTGCGAGCCATTCCTTGATAACTTTAAATCTATTAAACTTATCCTGCCCAATGCGTTGCGCCTTCTGTGCTTTTGTCTCTGGAATATCTTCATTTGGGTTAAATGGCTTTTCTTGAGAAAACCTAATATCATTATTGTTTTCACTGAACTCTCCAGTGTTGCCGATGGCGGATTTTATTTGGTTTGGATTTATAACGGCATAATCAATCCCGTAATCATATCTGTTTTCTACCCCATCATAACCATCTTCTGAAATATCCTCGATGTCGCTATTTGGCCCATTAAGCAATAAATTCTCTGCTTTTAAATAAGCCTCAATAATAATCCCGGAGCCTGATGCTCCAGCTTCATCATTAAACAGAGATTCCTTGTTGTCAGTGAACCATAATCCATCTGATATGGATTTATCAAATACTTGAAATTCTTTATCGGTTCCGTGGTATACCACTTTTGGCCTACCTTGTTTATCAGTTACCTCTGAGTTTTGGAACCACTTCCAGAAGTTACGAATACCCTCTTCTGTTGGGTGTATCAACTTTCCTTCGCTGTTGCGTGTTGGTCGTTCAGTGCCGTCGATGTTTATTGTGTCTGGTGGGGTTTTTTGCTTAGAGAACTTAACCCCGTCCTCCGGCTCATACCCCCACTCATGAATAGAGTCGCCGTTGGTAAATATATCACCAGCTTTTACTTTCTTGCTTAATATGTCGTAATTGCCGTCAAAGTAAGATTCTCCGTGCTCTTTAGCATAGTTTCTATTTATAGTCACCCAATCGCCTGGGTTAATCGTATCACTGACTCCTTTTGGAACTGCCCTATACACCTCAACAATAGCATCAGGTTTACCTCGATACGACTTCGCTTTGGTGAATGATTGTTTATCCATCACATTGTCGCCAGTACCGTAATATTGAACTGCTTTATTACTGTAGACGTCCTCGGGATAAATATTTCCGTCACCAGTGAGATCCGATAGCGGAGCGTTACCTTCGCGACCAGGGGATTGATGCTCCATGCGGTAGTCTTCATTAGCACGACTAAACTTCGCCTTTATCTCAATGTCTTTGTCATCGAATACGACGTAGTTGTACGCACCTTCACCTTTTGCGCGGCTTGTGCCATCAAGATATTTAATGCCTCGTATTCCTAATGAGTGGAGATATTCTGATGCAGCTTTATCAGTTAATTCAGTTTTTTGAATTGCCTTGTATAAATCTCTTCCGGTAGCCTGATCATATACATTACCACCTAATTGCTGATCAACAAGATAATTCCATGACTTACTATCACTTAGATTTGAAATAGCACTCTTAACCTTATCACTCTGCTCACTCAGCGGTTTATCCCACAGTAAATACTCATCTTGCTTTGGCGCAAGTTCTACTTCGTAGAGTTTGCCTGGCGCTGACTTTATGATTCCATTTTTAATATCACGAGCGATTTTACCCATGTAAGTTTTGCCACCATCAAGATAAGCATCAAATGTTTTTCTATCTTGACTGAAGGTATGCAGAAGTCCTCTAGCAGTATCTTCCGCATCTCCTTGACTTGCTCCATACTTCTTGCCATCAACTCCTGTTAATCTTATCGTTGATGTTGTTTCTTTGTAGTATTCTGCAACCTCCTTACTATCAGCAAAGTAATGACCATAGCCATACGCCTGAGCACCCTCCCCGGTTCCTATCTTTGATGAGTCAAATTTATTGTGATCGTGTGGTGAGCCGTGGAAAGCTTTGTGAAACTTAATATCTTTGCCAACAGCATCTTGCTGTTTAGTATATTGAGCGACAGCATTGGCAATAATGTCCTGCGCTTTCTTGGCATCAGTAACCCAATCTTCAGATCCCATGCCGCGAGACTTAGCTTTAAGAATAGTATTCTTCAGCCATTGAATTATTCTTTTAGCTATCTCTTTCCATTTATCAGGATTTGCAGCGGCTACTTTATTCCAGAAAGTTTCATCAGTGAAATTGTCGCCCATTAAGTCCGCAGCAATTTCTTTTTGAATCAATCCTTCATCTTGCTCTGTTATACCGTATTTCTTGCGGTAGCCTTCCTCATTAACAATGACATCCTTTAATGATCCAAGCATATCCTTGTAAACAGATGGATGCTCTTGCTCCATCCAGTGCGATAGCTCATGCGCCATTACAGCATGGAAAGGTTTTGGCGTATTGATATCAATGAAGATCGTGTCTTTAATAGCTGGAACCATTACGCCATTAATACCAAACTTTCCTTTAGTTTTTACAAATACTATCTTTTTGCCGAATATCTTGGCTTGCTTCTCGGCAAGTTCTTTTTGCGCCTTCTTAGATTCAGATAAAGCATTGAACTCTCGCTCTGTGACTGAATTAACATCAAATTCATAACCGTTCTTTTTGAGGTGTTTTTCAAGTTGACTCTCAATGGTTGGTTTTTTAAATAAATCCTCTGGTTTTGGTTTTACTTGTTCGCCAAATATATCGGGAGTTTTTGTGTCGATCGATCCAAGTTTTGTGTATGCATCGCGGAAGAACTCAGTGAGCTTTGGTTGGCTACGTGCATTCTTATCCAGGAACATTAGGATATTCTCAACGGCAGGGCTAACATTTCCAGAGAATGCATCTTGCTGTTTCAAATAATTTGATACCGGTTGATTTTTTTGTTTCAACTGGTTGTAGATATTTATCGCCTCAAGTATCGATGGCGTTACATCAGATTCTTTTGGCGCTGTTGATTGAGATTTAACGGCATCGCCAACGACGCGAGTCAATGCGCCGAGTATATTCCTTATGTCAGAATCATTAGACTCAATCAATCCTTGAATAACTTGATTATCACCGTATGCTTTGGCAAGCATGGCATTGCGGATACGCTTCATTCCTTGCTGAGATAACTGTCCATTAGCATCAACAAATGGCGCAATCTCTGCCGCGCTGTAATTTCCTAATGCATCACGAATTCTTCTGATATTGTCAGCTGTTAATGCAATGTCACCGTTATTTGTTGTGAGTATATCTTCCAGTCCCGCAAGACGATCAGAATCAATCTTGGCTTGCTCAAGATCGGAGTATTGCGCTGACATTCCAGAATTTGACGCAATAGCCAATTGCCTTGTATCAAACGGCTCAGATATGCGGCGAACTAATACAGGCTTTCTCATTGTATCCAGAATCGCTGGATCAATACCTTTATTGATTGCATCTTGTTTTAATCTCTCAAGGTAATCTTTGTGAGTGCCTTGATCGTAAGCGCGAGAAATTGCTTCAAATCTTCCATTGCCACCGACTATCTGACCATCATTAGACAATACAGGCGCACCAATATCCATCACAGGAGAATCCGATAATCTTCTATAATCTGGATTTTTTGCTATTGATTGAATTTGCAGGTCTGATGCTGCGCGAGTGCGATCGCGCGGCTGGCTTTCACCATTCTTTAATGATGCCTTGACGTTATCAGCATCAACAATATCCCATTGCGCATTTAAAGTTTTGTTATCCGGTAAAACTATCTCTGTATCGCGTGGTGTTTTTTGTTTGCGATTATTTTTACCTTCTATATTGCTTTGTATTGCGTTATTTTCTTGCTGTGCTTGTGACAGTATTGATTGCTGTCTCTCGGCCTCCTGAATTGATTCTGATGGCTTTAATCCGGTTAAGCGTTCTATATCAGCCAAAGTTGGGTCAGCAACACGCAAAACATCGTCTTTATCTACAGGTTTTTGTGAAACTGACTCATTAGCAGCATTAATTGCTTCATCAATGTTTTTTGCTTTCTTTATCTTGTCAATATTTTCTTTAGTCTCAGCATCATTAATGCTATTAACTGCTTTTTGTATTCCTTCTGGTGATAGATCATTGCCGCTTGCAACCTTGTTATAATTATAAGCTGTTTCAGCAACACTCATGGTTGCGCTAGATAAAGCTTCTATAGTTGCGTCAACATAATCAGCTTTACCGGTAGCAGCATATTCTCCTCCAGCTTCACCGGTAAACTCGCCAACAGTTTCTAATGCGGCACCGGTTCCAAGTATTGCAGCCTTTCTTCCAGTTGATAAAGCATTTAATGCTGCTCTTTCTCCTGCGACTTTAGCTGTTTTAAATAATTGCGGAGATGATTTTAATGCAGCATTAATAGCTGACAATGAAGTAACATCAATGCCTGCATCAATTAAAACTTTTGCTTCAGCCCTTGCTCCTGCATTAATAGCTGATGATCCTATTTTTCTCGCAAGCATTCCACCAAGTTTAAATGTTGCCGCATCAACTCCGGTTATCACGCCAGCTTTAATAGCTCCTTCTCTTAGAGCTGAATCCCTATCTTGCGGAGTAAACCCGTCTTCATCAGATGCTTTTTCAATTGCCTTTCCACCAGCTTCAAGAAGAACATTACCAAGGAACATTCCGCTAACGAATCCAAGTGTTGCTCCTATAGTTGCTCCAACGGGTCCAAGAACTGCACCAGCAGCACCACCTGCTTTAAAACCTGCAAATCCACCAGCCAAAGAAATTGCGGTATTAGGTAGCTGTTCAGCCACCATCTGCCCGGTTCCCATCTTGTTTTTTGCGGCAACACTAAGTGTGTCACTTATTTGCCCAATAACACCTTGCTCTCTATTTATCTTTTTTAAGTCATTAAGTAACGCCTTTTGTTCTATTGGTGTATTCTCTAATGATGATTCACCAGATTCTTTCGCAATTCTCTCAACTTCTTTATTGTCATTGACGAATGCATTAATTGTGGCAGCAGCCATCCGGCCAGTTTGCTTCGCTCCAGTAGCAATATTACCAACCAACCCAGATATTCCGCTTGGCTGCTCTTCAGTTGGATCATCAGTGCGCAAGCCCTCTATTTCTCGTTGCTGAATTTGTCCTTTAATATCTTCATCAGCTGCATTTCTAATGCGAGCCATTACTCCTTCACGATCTGGCTTGCTGAATCTTTCTGTTACTAGAGCGCCAACAGTGTTATCAAGCAATGCTTTGTTGTAAAATGACTGGCGTACTGGAGCGCCTTTAACTTGTGGTGCGGCAGTATTTGCACCTTCATCTGCGCTTGCTTCAGCCTGATCTGCTATCGATGGCTTTTCTTTTGTGCTAAAACCTAGAAAATTATTCTCAATAAAACTTCTTGCTCCGCCAGGATTGGTAGCATTGTCTGGCTTATAATTAGGATCAAGTTTATTGCGACTGGCCATGATCTGCTTGTAAGCATCGGCATGAGATACATCATCAGGAACTTCAATTATTTTCCCAAAAGCTTCAACTTCATATGGCATTATTTTACTAAGTCCTCAAGTTTGAATCTTTGAACACCTTCATTTCCATACAACTGACCAGATATGTTTCTGGCGGTATCGACAGCTTTCTTGCTGGTAAATGTGCCTGGAACACTCAATGCAGGACTTAAGAATTTTCCTGTTTGCAATCCCCTTAAAGCATCTTCGTAGCTTGGTGCAATTCCTCCAATGAATAAACCCCTTGCCTCCTTTTCCATGTTTGTTTGAGGTAAATATTTCCTACCATCCTTGAGAGTTACATACAAATCTTCATTGTTTGCAGATTCACCCTTGGATGATGCATTTGCCTTATCGGCAGCCAATCTTCTATCAAGCCTCGCATTAGCGCCAGCATTCCTTGCTGCCTCAGCGTCAAGTTTTCCTTGATTAAGCAATCCTGTCTTTTTCATTTCATGTGCATATTGCTTGTCTTTGGCTTCTAAATCTCGCTGGTACTTCAACTCATTTTGTGCGGCTTGTGCCTTGGCATTTTCTTTAGCAACATCAAGCTCACGGTCAAATCTTCGGTTAAGAAATTCTTCGCGCATCATTTCTCGGGCGTTGCTGATCTCTAATTCATTTTGCGCTCTAACAGATGCATTGCTAGCATCTCTAGCACCCATCGCGCCACCAGCGGCAAGCATTCCAAGTAATCCGACCATGTTATTAACCCCTTCCCAATAATCCAGGTTGTTGCATTTGTTGCGGCATATCAATGTCATTAGCACTGTCAGAATTAATTCGATTCACATCTTGGCGTTCTTTAATCGCAACTTCTTGAGCTTGCATTATGTCCATTCCTTGATCCATCAATGCTTTAACTCTATCATGGAATTCTGGATCAGTTTGCTGCATCAATCCAAGATTAAATGTCATGACAGCCTCATGAAATATTTCATCGTTAATTCTATGACCTGTTTGTTTCAAGAACTCAGCAACGCGAGCAAGCAATATCACTCCAGCAGGTATGATCAATTCTTGCGGCATTGTGCCACCACTCTTTTCAAACAATACTGTAGCAATCGATACGCCGCCTTTACCAAGTTCATCTGCAAGTTTAGTGTCATCATCGTCATTCAAACCTTGCATGATCTGATTATGAGTTTCTTTGCTGAACAATAAGGTATTGCCAGCATCAAGAATACGATTCAATGCTTTGATCTGATTCTGGTCAAGTTGCTTTTTTATGCCTTCCTCAATCTGATCAGAATTAATGGTAAACTCGCCAGATTCTTGTCCTTCTGGCATGTTTCCTTCGCCCGATTCCTCTTGATCTTGTCCAGGTTGACCTGGTTGCATTTGTTGTTGCATTTGACCTTGCATCATTGGTTGCATGTTAGTTCCTCAACAATGGAGTGTAAGCATTTGGATTGAATTGTACGGCAGGGGCAACTTGGAACTGTCCTGGCATTTGACTTCTGCGATCAACAGCATTTTGCGCAAACTGAATATCACGTTGTTGCATCCTGTCGCGCTGATCAAGTTGCTGCTTCATCATGTACGCCTCGCCCATGCCACCGATGATGTTCATCGGCATGCTGTAACGAGTTAACGTGTTATCAATCTTTTGAAGTATTTCTTTTGTTCCAGGACTGTATGACGTTGATCCCGTTGCAATAGAATCTGCGCCTGATCCAATTGCATCAGATGCTTTATTGAAATTGCTTGCGCTGGTTAGTGAAGAGCCAGAATAATTTTCAGATGGAAATTTATTGTACGAGCTTCCTGATAATGTTTTTGATCCTCCCATCAAAACATTATCACTTGAGCCATCAATTCTTCTATTAATAGCATCATGCAATATTTCACTTGGATCGCTATTGTTAAGTAATGCGCTGCTTGATTTTGCTGCCGAATCTAACCCGCCACGCACAGCATTAAACCCTTGCCCAATGCCTCCGGCAAGGCTCATTCCCATACCGATATTGGATAATGTTTTGCTGCCTGTTGCCATGCCAATAAGTTGCATTCCTGTGCCAACTATTGAAGCGCCTGTAGCAAGACCACTAAGAGTTAACCCGCTCAAAGCTGTACTAGCAATGCCCATCCCAGCTTCAATTCCACCCATTATCAGTGCACCTACTGGCGGCATAATCTACTCCTTACTTATTCCGAATAAATGTTGATCAAACAAAGAACCATTCACCATGAATGATTTTTTATTGATTCCTATAAATTCCATACCAACATCACCGGCAAGCTTAATTGTCTTGACATTAAATGATGGAATCGATGCCATTAGTCTTAATGGCCTTTCTGTGTTATCGAATATCCATTGAATTGCATTCTTGCAAATATCCTTTGCCATGCCTCTTGCTTGCGGCAGCAATGCAATGTGAACATCATAGGTTATATAATTAACTGGCTTGCCAATCAGCAAACCAAAATCTCCTGCCTTGACGTACACAACGCCACTCATCGGAGGGAAAAATAACTCAGGATCAACGCCTACTAATGCGTCATCAATTGTGTTGCGCCACACATAAGGATGTGTTAAGCAATACTTTATAAATTCTTGATCTCTGGTTATTTCAAATTTCATTTCTGATATTTAGAAACAGCAGCTTTGTAAATATAGAATGATGAATCCATTGCTTTGGGCGCATATACTGGCGCGAAGAACAATGGATTAGGCTCGCCTGTTTGGTTTCCTTGCATTCTATTTATTTCATCCATCAATGCTTGCGGAGCAACATCATTCAAATCTATATTAACGCCCAATCCTTTAATGTATCCCTTAACATTAGATAGTTCAGGAACACTTAATTTATAATCATTAGTATCAAGAGCTATTAATCTTAATGCGTTTCTGGTGTACAACTGGTAACCGTATCCGTTGCTATTGGGAACCATTGATCCGTATGAACCTATCTTTCCATCCGATCCTGGTATTGGTGTGGCTCCTTTGTTTGTTCCACCACCGCTTATTGCTCCACCTGTGCCGCCGCCAGTTGATGACGATCCGATCGATCCGCCAGAACCTGGTATAGATGATTTCTGTGTTTTCATGATGTCATCGAACTTCAGCGCCGGAACCTTTGAATCAAATGATTGCAGCAATCCTATCGATTGTGTTGTTAAATTAACAAGTTGCTCAATTTCTGCTTGGCGTACATCGACCGGCTTGTCCTGCTTGTTAATTTCAACAATAGCATTCATCAGTGATTGATTGAGACTTGCGGCAAGATTTGAATCTTTTGATAGCGCATCAATGTTTGCAATCTTAAGTTTTGTACCGGAATCAAGATTTGCAATCGCCATGTTCGTTTGCTGATTCATGGTATTAATGCCTATGTCCTTGAGATTTCCAGCATTGGCAACACCAGCACTCAATGCGTTCGCGGCATTAAACTTATTAATGTCATTCTGATTCTGTACATTAAACATATTAAATTGATTGTTGCTTGCCGCATCTGGCGTGGCAACTTGCAATCCAGCATCAATCATGGGAGCCATTGCGGCGGATACTCCGATAGAGCTATTAAGCAATCCGCGCTTATTTGACATGGAATTACCAATAGTTGACGCTCTCTGCATCAGCGGAGAATTGGGATCAAGAATATTGGTTAATTGACCGGCAACAGTTCCTTTTGTCTGGTCTTGCACAGCATTAACATTACTTATAGGCGTGTACTGGATTGGCTGATATTCTGGAATCGGTGGATTCGTCGGATTTGTGGCATTTGTAATGCTTTGCGAATTTAGATAACTTGTTATCTTGTCTTGTGAATAATTTGGATTATCACTCATTGCTTGGGCAATCTGCGCAACACTGACATTATTTGCCAATGCCGCACCGAGAACATCCTTGTCAGATCGACCTGGAGAAGTAATATAATCCTTGATCTGTGCTGGAGTTATGTTATTATTGCCAGGGCCGTATAATACGGCAGCGCGTGGATCAACATAAACTGAAGATGGTTGCGATGAATTTAGTAATGCCATGCTCAACCCTTTGATAATCTTTGCTTGTTAATTATATCAGCAGCTATGAATAGATCGCTGATCTGTTTGGCACTCATGCCTTTTGATACTCTGAATTGTTCAACCAATTCATCATCTCTGTTTATAAATACTGAATCCGTGTACCACACTTTTTGCGATGGAGTAAGCGTTGATACGAACGTTTCCACATCGGTCATCAACCCAGCTTCAATTAATGCTTGTTTTGCCGCAGGCATTGGTACGCTATCTGGAACCTGTTTTGCATAAATTGCTGCGGCATGCTCAGGGATATAATCAGGAAGAGTTATCAAAGAATCTCCCGATCTGGTCATCTTGCCAAGCGTAATTTCAGGCATTGGTCCATCCTTAGATTCATCCCATACAATTTTTGTTACATCGTAATAATCACCAGTAGCACTTATCTCAATTATTATTTGTTCTCCGCTTGGAGAATTAACAAGCAATCTAGGCATAATTAATTAGCGTAACTGTTAATTGTGTGTCGCTGGTGCCATTAAATACGGAGACATTCAATAGCCTTATCACATCGCCAGCATCAAGGTATCTATATGCTGATATACAATGCAATGATCCTGCTGATGATACTCGAGCCATAGCAAGAGATGACAAATTACCTGGTGTAGATATTCCTGTTATAGCGTTACGAGATATGCCAAAAAAAGGAGATGCTGGAGCTGCAGTATAATAATCACTTCCTTGCAGAAAATACAATCCATTAAAAGGAACAGCTATTGATGATCCGTCAGTGGCACTATGCGCTATCGTTGCTCCAAGTGTATTTTCTGCTGTTGTGGTGAATAATCTAACGTTAGTATTTACTGAGCCAGTCCCATTTGCATTATAAATCTTTGCACTCAAATGACTTGCAACATTCTTAGGAGTAAGTCCATCATACCTGAACCGATGCAATCTGAATTGTGTTGTGGTAATAGCTGTAACAAACACAATATCATTGGCTGCGCACGTTACTGTTGATCCGCTACTAACTCCGGATATCAGCATGTTTGCGCCAGCAGTAAACGAGCACGCACCGGCACATATCAGCTCACGCCATGCACCGGCTTGCGGAGCGGCAGGAAATCCTGTTACTGTTGCCGTGCCAGTGAAATCAATCTGATTGCCAAGAGCATTCCATATATCCGCAGTAGTTGCCGCAGATGCTACAGTTGCTCTGGCAAAGTTCTGGAATCCAGTGAATGTGTTGCTTCCAAGCGTTACGCCAGATTGCGATGTTGTGACAATAGTCCATGCTGATATAGTTCCGCTACCGTTCTTGGCGGTTACCTGAATTGTTGCTGCGCCGCTTGTGGAGTTATACGACAATATCATGCCTGTCATATTATTTGTTGATGGCAATGCAGTATCAACTATGGCAACATAATAACCGGGAAGGAATGATTTTCCTGTTTCCCACACCATAGAAACATTATTTGGAACGCTTCCAGGTATTGCGGTTGGGGTAATACTGACAGTAGTCAATGCATTAATATTCTGTTTAGATGCAATCGCCGTTGCAATGGCCGTTAATTCATCACGTATAACAACCGATACCGCGCGACTTCCTGTTAGCGGATCACCTGAAGGAGTGTAATCTGTCATCTATTCAATCTGCCTTGTGTATAATGTAAGAAGCATGTGTGAACCGTGAAGGCTTCATCTTCATCTGATTCATTAGTTATTACCAAAGAAATGTTTTCTCCAGCCCCAACAGTGTTAACGGTTAATTGCTGCGCATAGGATGCGTCCCATGAAAAATTTTCCCAATTAGAAAACGCATCAAAGAATGCTCCAGCACCATAAACAGTGCGCTCAACCGATCGCCCATATGATGCATCACCATCACCGTATGATAAGTCATATCCAACGCGTATCGTTGCTGTGCTTCCTGACCTGAATTGCAATATCGATCTGCGATAACGTTTGCGCAATCTAGGGGATTTAGAGTTATTGAACGTCAGCATGATATGAGAAGGTATTACTTCACCATCAAAGCTTGTGCCGACATTCAATTCATATACATAACCATTGGTTGCCGCTCCGAATACACGCTCAACACCGGCAGTATCAACTACTGAATCAACTGTATTGAAAACCACGTCACCGTAATCAAATGGCATAGATGCACCCACAGCAGTAGTGCCCTGCGGATCAGGCACAATCTGACATATCAGACCAGTGCCATCACTGAAGAACACCCGGTATTGATTTGACGATCGATTAACGCAACTTGCAATCTCTAATCCAAGTTTTGAGTCAACATACGGCTGAACAACATTGGTAAGCACATTGGTTTGGAATCCGCCATAGTTGCGCGATGTTGCCATTTGAGTAACGCCGCGCGCATCAAGGAAGTGGGCGAATCCAATATTCTGCAATGTGTATGCACGACCGCCATTATTGGGAGCATACGTTACAAGATTGAAATCTGTCGTATCATTTCCATACAGAACAAGAACACGATTTTTTGTTGTTACAACCAATGCTCCAGCGGTGAAGTCACCAACTTGCGGAAGTATTCCAGTTATAACCTCTCCGACAGCTATATCACCAGCACCAGTGATTGCAGTCCATGCATACGGATTGCCAATAGAAGAAACGAACAAATCAGTATTTGTTGCTACGATTAATTGATTCTTGTGCCCTTTAACAAATGTCGGAGTATCTGGCGTTGAGCCAGTGCGTATCGGAACCCATCTAGTACCGTCAAATTCACCAACATAATTAACGCCATCAGCACAATACAATCTTTCAGTGCTTGAACTACCAGAGAAATTAACAATACTGAAATCAAACTTCCCGCCAGGAAGAAGAGTTATATCAGTGCATAACGATGATGCAGTGACCTTTGTTACGCCGCCAACTTGAATATCATGAGTAGCATCAAAAGTTCCAGTTACAGTGTCAAACACTAATGTACCTGCACCGGATACTGTCCATGTTCCTGTTCTTAATAATGCTCGTTTAACAGTTCCAGTTGCTCCAGTTACTAATTGCGTTACAACATCGTTTTCAAATATCTGTCCTACCGCGCCAGTAAACTGAATCTCTTTGCCAAACGTGATTGCTGTCCAACCTGACGTTGATGCTTTATACATAACGCAAGCTGTGCCGCCAGCATTGTCTCGCCAGGCATAAACACTGCCTTGATAATATTTTACTCCACGCACTCTGCCTGAACCTGGAACGGCGCTTATATCTGCACGGTAATCATCGGCTGTTATATTCTTGTAATAAGCATGAAGAGCATTTGTTGACGCAGAATTAATATTTATTGCAGATATTGTGCCGCGTATTGTTGCCGATATTGTGAACGGCTCAGAAACAAAAGTACCAGTTACTTTATTTACGAGCAAATGTGTCGAATCAATAACCAGCAAAACCTTTGCGGTTGCTCCACTGGTTGCTCCAGTTATTGTGTCTCCTATAGCAATGATTCCATTTATGGTAACTTCTGCAATGTAATAATTGCCATCATGCGGTCTTGTATGTCCGTCATAACGCTCGAATCCAGGGATGCGGCGATACCCGCCATTTATATCCGGCTCAAAATTATTGCTTGATATTAATCTTCCAGGCGGAACCAATACCGGAGTAGTAACAAGATCAAGTCCACCGAAGAGCGGTATTATATCCGTCTTGATCTGACTAAATCCATTATCTGCCATTAGAATGAATCCCTGTTTGTAGTAACCAATTGAAGCTGATCATTCTCAAGCTGAACGATCATTCTCCCGAACATTGATTTGCCACGAACCATAACTTCAGGCGCGCTCTCCCACATTGCATAATATTGCATTGCAAGATACACAATAGCCATGTGAAAACGTTCCGGCATATCAGGAGTATCAGTATCAGCAGATAACGAAGTAACGTTCTTGTAATAAGTTCCGCTTATCACATAAGAAGTATCAGCAGGTATCAATGAAACCAACAATGAGTTAGTTGGCGACACAGTAATCACATTAGGATAACCTTCTGCCGTCCGTGTCGTTCCTATGCGATAGGTGTCTATAAAACGATCATATGGCATGAACGTCATAAAGTTTTCATTACCGATAGATGTTTTATAGACGCGAAACCGAGTAACATCCCAACTTGCAAATGACGTTATAGACAGCGGAGCTGATGCATAGGCATATTCTCCTTGGCTTGCAACAGTTGAGAATGACACGGACTGGCGCATCCAATTCCATGTGGTGTGCCTGCGCTGTATTTCTTCCCACGCGGCATTGCACCACGTCACAAGCCTTTGCCATTCGCCAGTAGCGCTAGCAACCGTCGAATCAGTGCCAGAAGCGCCAACCTCTAATCGAAGTCGCTGTGCAAGTTGCAGTAAGTTCATTAGACGTAATAGCTACGTTGATTAGCGGCAAACCAGTTACGACCTTCTTGAGTATCTTCAAGCAAACTCACTGGATATGCTGGTTGCTGCATACGCTTAACTCTAGTCTGAGTCAATCCGTTCGCATCTACATATTGTTCTGTACTCATTTCGTGAGTGAATGTAAATAAAGTATTAAGGAACTTTCTTGCTGCTCTGATTGGTTGGCCACGAGTAACATGGACATTCTGCCCATTAACACCAAGAGTTAAAACTGGCGCTTCGTCCTTGCTTCCAGGTTGAACAACGAACGACACCATTTCTTCCATGAATTTTAAATCTGCGGCATACTTCTTAATGTTTGAATCTTTCATTGACTCGTCTGTGACTGTAGCAAAATTCATATCTTGCAAAGTGTCATATACTTTTTGTTCTGGAATACTTGAATGCAGATCAATATCAGTATTAACAGGCTCGGCAACATCATTAGTGTTAATCATTGGTCGTCTACCCATATAATCCTCCATTTGGTTAAATAAAAAAGGGGAGCATTGCGCTCCCCATATTTTTGTTACTAAGCTACTTGTGGTCGTGGCGGTAAAGTTGTGACACTAATACCTATGTTTGTACCAACGTTAGCAGCATTCCAGCTTGACGATCCTGGAGTAAATGCGCTCGCCGCACTACCAACTTTTAAAATTACATATCCAACAGGACAAAAATCATCAGGGATCGGGCCAAAGTTTGGAGCGGTGATAAACTTGCAAGCAGCATTGCTACCATCAGTTGAGCCGGTCAATGCTTGTGGCTGACCTTGCACGGCAACAAGATCGCCGTTGGCGCTAAATCCATACACCAAAGCGCATCCATATCCAGGCTGCACAGCAACAAATGCTGCTCCAGTGGTTGCGTCAGTGGTTGGGTGAGTCTGGTTGCTGCCGAGTGTTTTGGTGTACGTCTTGCCCTGAATTGCGTAAGTCGTAGCCGTTGCTGCGGTAATTGTGCTGGTCGTTCCAACAGCCAATCCGCACTTGGAAAACGCAGCAGTTATACCTCGATAATCAATTGATTGAGACATTCTCAATTACTCCTTATAAATTTGCGATTGCGCTAAAACTCAATGCGCTTAATGGGCTGATATATACTGCGCCTGGTGCAACAGTTCCATCGTTGACGGCAGTTGTACCACCAACAAAATTACCTGTTCCAGTTGGATTCAATAACAAAATACCGAATACGGCTTCATCGGCTGGCATTACTGGCCATGTCATATCTGCCAATGAAGCCCCTTGAGTGCCGTAACGATTAGTTATTGTTCCTGAACTATTGATGGTGAACACCACAACATTAAACAAAGCATTGGTAGTGTTTGCGGCAGTAGTCAAAGTGATAAGATTGTCTGTTGCAGCCTTCTTGACCAATACACCACCAACAAAACCATAGTAGTCAGTTGTTGATTTGATCTTGGTCGTAGTGGTTGCGACAGCCAATGTAGGAGTTGTCAAAGCAACATTGCCCAATTTCTTATAAATCTTTTCCAGAACCAATACCAAGTTCCGTGCATCAGATTTATTAGAAAACTGGTTAATGCGCTGATTGAGTTTTTCCATTGTCATGACGTTACCCCTTAGCTAGTCAGCGCGTTAGCTGCTACTTCAATCACTGCCATTTGACCTTCATTCAGGCGCACAGCATTGTAATAGAAGATTGAGCCAACATAGCCACGTTGACCATGCGGATCAGCTTTGTCCTTCTGTCCGGTAGGTAACAGCGTGATATTGTCTTTATCGAAGCCTTGCAGCCCCAGATGACCCCATGCATCTTGCGATCCAACGACAACTTGGTACACATCAGCAAGAGCGCTACCAGACAAAGCTTTCAGTGGAGGCACAACTCCAGTCGTATCAGCACCAGCATTTTGAATAGAAATTAAATCAGGCGATGCGATGAAGCGGAACTCTTCGCAACGACCGAACTCATTCTCTACCGCTTTGGATGCTTCAGGATAACGCTCTACAGGTGTGAAGTTTGGCAGATCACGAATATCAGCAGCCAGATCGGTATGGATAAATACCGGGAAGCAATAGCCGCCAATAGGAGCAGTATTGTAATTGCCATTCGCAGGAATAGGCATAAACATGCGGCGAACTGGTTCGGCATGGTTTGCCATCAAGCTACGAGCAACTCGCCGTAACAAGTTCAACGAGATTGTACCGTTAACTGTGGCGCGGCTAGTTCCAGTGCCGCCATAGAACTTGTTGGTACAACCTTTCAGTACGCCAAACAATTGCATTTCGCAGATTAATCCGGTACGCTCGCCGACCATTTCTTCCATCACTTTCGGAATCGGGTCTTCATACAGATCAGCTGTTTGATCGGTGAAGCCGTACAGCACGCTGAACTGCAATTGATTCACTGAGAAGTCTTGCGGAGTCAATGTTTCAGCATTTGGCGTAACACCCTCAGAGGTTTGCTGTGCTTGTGCATACGTTGCCGAACGGTCAGCCGTTGTTGCATCAGGGAAGAAAATATTTGGGCTAGAAGTCGTCGCACCTTTCTGCAACCAACGCCGATACTTAACTGTTGCACCAGTATTTTTCTTGCGTGAATCCATCATGCCAACAGTACCCAAAACAATCTTAGGTTGTGCATGTCCCAAAATACGGCCAAGCGCAACACCAATACGCTGTGCCGATAAGTCTAACGTTTGAATAGTCATGTTAAATTATCCTTAATATCCGTTCATAATGCGCTTCTGTTCCTCGCGTTGAGCTTGCTGAATAATCTCATCATCTGAAAGTAATTCATGAGAGCCCGTCCTGCGTCCGGTCGGAAGCACTGCTTTTTCTAACTTCTTGTTTATTTCTTTTCCTTTGCTTACAATTTCTGCAATCTCTGGATTCTCCGGCTCTTTCTTTGGCGCAATTGATTCCTTAAACTTTGTAATTACCTTAGCAATGGCCGATATGTCATCGCTTTTGTATACAACGTCTTGAATATCGTCGTCCTGCTTGTTAACCCATTCTCCGAATGCCGGGTTATTCCAATGGATAACTTTGCCAACGCCTGGAATTTCTTTCTCATTCCAGCTTGCAACAGAACGCCAATCGTTATGAACTCTACTTAACTCATTCAACGCGATTTGCTTTAGCTGATCTGCCATACGATTGGTAGACTCAGATAATTCATCAACTCGCGGATCATTTTGCGGTTCAGGCTTGCTTGTTTCTTGTTGCTTCTCTTCAACAGTTGCACCAAACGCATCAGTCAAATCATTCGCAAGAGCATCAGCCAACTCAGGATATTGATCACTTATCCGCTTTAATTGCGCGGCGGTAAGATTGAATTGACGTTGATCAGGCTTTCTGCTTTC